ATCCAAGCAGCGAGGGAACATGCCGCGCCAGTCGGGAAGGCGGAACTGAATGCTCAGCTCGCCGCCAATGTTGTAGGTCGTCCCGATCTTGGCGAACAGCTTGGGATAGGCCGCTCGCAGCAGCACTGCGCCGTTGCTCTTGAGCCAGCCTGCATCAGGAACGCCGTTGTGCGAGACGTCTTTGTACTCGCCAACGCTGTACGGAGAGAAAAGCGACTGACCAATCTGGCGCCAGTATGTCGGGCTAACCAATGGGTCGTTACCGGTGTTGCCGGCGCTCAGAGAGTCGTAGTAGTAGCCATCGGACGCGTAGCAGGGTGCGCCAGCGCCATAGACCGCTAAGGCGTGCCAGGTCATAGCACCCTGTCGCTCGACGTCCTGCAGCGCAGAGTCGACCCGGTTGTGCCACCAGTTTTCCTGGCCAGCCGGCGGCGCGTCCTTGTCTTGGCCACCTTCCCAGCCGGTGATCAGGCGGTCATTGTTCGGAGCCTGGAAGCTGTTCAAGCTGCTCTCAGACTCGACGCCCTGAGCCCAGCGCGTATTAAAAGGCTGTCTTGCCATTAGGCCAAATCTCCGGGAAGGGTCACGTTTGCGTATTCATAGATGTGCGATGACGAAAACTCGATGTCACCGATGTTCACCGGGAGGATGAAGATCTCGCCGATACGCGCGCCTTGCGGGCGCGGGATCAGGTCGAAGTTCTCGATCAGGTACATGGTCGTGTTGTCCAGTGGCGAGGCGATTCCGATGTCGAACGACTTGTCGCCGTTGCAGATCAGCGCCGTCACCTTCACACCGATGATGATTTCCACCAGCTGGATGATGCTATCGGCCGTGCCGTCACTGATGTTGCGGGCGATCTTGGCCTTTACCAGCTTTCTGTATAAGTCGTTGTTCAGCGGGGCATCGATAGCCTCGCCGTCACCGATGTATGGCGCGACGTTGTAGTTCGTGTACGAGTCATTCCCCGCGTAACCGAACACGTCGAACTCAGCGGCGCGCAGGATAGGCCGGCGCACTCCGACGATGCGCCCGATGATGTCGAGCATTTCGCCGGTCACACTGTCCACGTCATAGCTGCCATAGAGCTGATCCAGTGGGCCTTCCAGATACTGGTTGGCGATCTCTGGCGTGATGGTCAGCCAGCGCACCATGCGCTGCTTGTCTCGGTACTCGTTGATGATCCGCGACTTGGCGCGTTCGACGTGGTCCATAATCATGGGGTCACCGTGACCGCGATGTTATCGGTATCAAAGGTGGCGATCTGGGCGATGGTCGGCTGTATAGGCGTAAGGCCTTGCACGCCAGCACTGAGACCGATCGTCAGGGACGTGACGTAGCTGTCACCGTACTTGCCAAGGATCTTGTTCACCGGCGTGTACAGGCGGCCCGCGACGACCTTCTCGCCGATGTCATACCCACCCTTGTTGAAACCGGTGGTGGTTTCACCGTTGAACAGGCGGCGCGTCGAGTCGGCGACGATGGCGGCCTTTAGCTGCGCGTCGATGTCGCTCGGCAGATCGCCTTCCTGCTGAATGGCCATGGCCACGAAGATCGGCAGGCCGGTAGCCCGCTGGAAGGTGACGGTGTCCTTGTTGCCAGTGACCGGCGAAGTAACGTCAACCTTGACGCCGCTCGCGCCTGGCGCATCAACCCACGTCGCCGTCTTGGCGCTGTACCGCGGGAACATTGGTGTGCCCGGGTTGTGCTTCTGATAGATGGCCAGGCCGATATCGGCGTCAGTCCCGCCGTTGACGATGATGGCGATACCGGTGTACGGCACGCCATCAGCGTCGAACGGGGAGTCGCTGCTGTTCTCCAGCACCTTCACGTCGGTGACGCCGGGCACGCTGGCGATGTTGGCCAGCATGTTGTCGCGCATGTTGCTGCCGGGGCGGGCGACCGAGTCATTGCGGCGCTTGCGGAAGTCCTCGTCGCGCTCGGCGTCTTCGCCCGCGGCGGCCTCGCCATTGGTGACCGCAGACCAGCCACCGAATGGCGTACCGATCTTGGTCAGTTCGCCAGGTCCAGCCAGGATGCGGCCGGGAGTGGTGCAGATGGCAAACCCGGTGCCGGTCTGGCCTACGCCGATCACGATCACGGAGGTGGTCAGCCACACGGTGTTATCGATGCGGCTGCGAATCTGGGAGCCGGCCGGGATAGCTGTGCTGGCCTGGCCGATCACCTCGATAGGCGCGACGGAGTAGGTGGCATCGCGGATCGGGACGCCGGAGATCTTGCCGATGTCGCGCAAAGCCTCGCCGGTGGCGCTGTCCGGGTCTTTGCTGCGGTACGACCCGACGACAGCCTCGTCCAGGTTGGCCAGCATCTCTGCTTCGATGCCGATGCGCTGACCATCCGGGGAGTCGGGATCGATGTTCCAGTCGGGATCGATCGCCAGTGTTCTTGTCTCGATGTCGCCCAGGTACTCGCTGAGCGAGCGCCCGTTGATGCCTTGTTCGGTGATTTCAGCCATTAGATAACCGCCTGCACATAATTGATATCGGCGCTATCGCCTGAGCTGCTGACGATTGAGGCGCTCACTGTGAGCGTCCGCGTAGCGATGTCCGTGGTCACGCTGAAGGCTGTCATGCCGGCGCAGCCTGGGGTCAGCAGGATTCGGCGGCGGATCACCGACTCGCGCGAGGCCAGGGGCGAACCCTTGCCGAGTACGCTGCCAAACCAGTCGGTTCCGTCCGTGGTGTCGAGAAACCATTCGCCCAAGAAGAACTTGAGGCGGGTCACCACGTTCTGCGCGACTTCCTCGGCGCCGTAGCCGGCCAGGAATTCCTGCGGGCCCAGGGCCAGGTCGCCGTCTGCGTCCAGTTTTCGTACCGTCATGGCGTCACTACTCCAGATGTTCCACTTCCAGGCATAACGCCGCCGTGGGTGTGCTCCAGGCCGATGCTGACGCCCTGATTGGTAATGGTGGTCATGGTGGTGACGGCCTGCTCGAAGTTGGCAGGCTGTTCGAAATTGGCCAGACACTTGACGTTGAGCGACACACCGTCGATCTCCAGCGTCTTGTTGTCATGAATCCAGAAGTAGGCCGAGCCGTCGTTGCTGCGCAGGCGGATGCCGTCGTTCGCGAAGTTGGTGATCGCGCCGGGGATCGACCGGATGCCAGGGATGAAGTAGCAATCGTTGACCGAGAAGCGCCGAGCCTCTGACTTGACCGCTACGCCGCCCTGGTCAACCCAAGAGTCGATGCACTCTTGAGAGAAGAACAGGGCGCCCTCTGTGCCTGCGCCTACCCGGCACTCCAGCGTTCCGCCCGAGGCGCCCCAGAACTGCACGGGGACGCAGATGATTGGTCGGCGTGCTTCCTGGTTGTCCAGGTGATCCTCGAGCATCAGTCCGATCTGGACTTCAGCCATTTGGGTAACCGGATCAAAGCTCAGGACGTGCCCAGGAACGCTGGTGCGCATGTTGTCTTTCAGGTACTCGCCGAATATGCCGCGCAGCATCTTGGAGAACTGCGCCTGTGTTCTTGAGGCGAGCGGATCACTACTCATCGGGTAGCCCTTTCGGAAATTCCAGCCTGTGCCGCCGCACTGAGGCGTAGGCAGCTGATTTGGGTTTCCCACTGATCACCGTGGGAGTCCCCGGCGAAGACCAATGAGTTGACCTTGTAGTAGCCCTCGCCAACTGTGCGCGGGATGTCATAAAAGAAAGCCCCGGAGAACTCGAAGCGCGGCGCCATTGATTCCAGCTTGATGGTGTCGCCCAGCTTCAGCTTGGGGTTTAGGATGTAGCGGATGCCGACCTCGGTGTCGGTCACCACCGGCGAGCCGATCATCCCGGTGCCAGCGCTGATCACGTAGACCTGGTTGTCCAGGGCGGCTTCGCGCTTGATGATCTTCATGGTGCCGTTCTCGACCATCCAGTCGAAGCCGAATGCCTCGGACAGTTCGTTCATGCAGGCGGTAGGGCTGCCTTGCAGGACGGTGCCGCGCGATCGACGTTTGAGTTCTGAGAAGTCACCGTAGAACTGGATCTCCGCACCGAATGGCTCAGCGCACGCCTCGATGATCTGTACCGGGTCGGTTTCAGGCGACAGGGTGAGGTTGATCAGGTTCTGATCGCGCTCCTTGGCCGAGGACTTGCAGAAGAAGCGAATGCCCTTGGTGGCGCCGTCGTCTTCCAGGTGGCGCTGCACGTTGACGATCTGGCCAACAAACACGGCTCCGAACAGGCTGTCATATCCCGCTTCGAGCGAAATGAACTCGTATTTCTTGGTGACGCCATCGCCGAGCATCTGACGCTCGGCGTAGGGCGACACGTTGAAGATGGTGATCTCGGCCACGCTGAGGGCGCCGCCGGCGAAGTGGGTCGCCTGGAAGGTGATACGAAGCCCGTCACCGTCCGTGTTCATTTCGTAGATCCGCGACCCAGTGGCGCGCCCAACCTTTAGGCGATAGCGCCGCAGGAATATTTCATTGCTCATCGGACCACACCAATTGGTTAGCGACCCCCAGGTTGTCCGGGGTAGGTTGATCCCCCTCGAGCTTCAGGGAGCCGTAAGCAATTTGCGGGGGCGGGTACAGACCGGCGAGCAGGCCGGAACCTGGCAGCAGGAACCTGCCGGCAGTCAGCGTGACGCCCAGCGGGGTCAGGATGTTCACGCGGAACACCTCGAGCCTGACCATCCATTGCAACTCGATGACCAGCGTGTTCTTGCCCAGGCGAGCGCTAAACGTCTGCGCGGGCAGGGCCTGCATGGCTACCTTGAATCGGCTCATTGGATTACCTCGACGGCCGCATCGCCGGTGCTGACCATTGGCGCGCCCTGTGTGGCCACGCTATCGTTCTGCATAAGCTGCTCGGCAGAGGTGACGCCCTGGGCGACCTGTGAGCGGATAGTGCGCATCTGATAAAGCTCGGCGACGAACACCAGTCCATCCTCGTTCTCGGGGACAGTCCCCTCGTAAAGGTCGACCAGCACCATGTCGCGCATGATCTCCTTGCCGGTATCCAGGTCGAACTTGGATCTGGACTCCAGCAGGGCGCTCAGCGATGCCCACGCGGTCGACGCCCTGGTTTCGTTGCCGCCCGATAGCAGGTAGGCCGATACAGCGCTGATTGCAGCGCCACCGATGCCACCGACTGCCGTAGCTATTGCGCCGGCGCCCATCATGCCGATGTCGCTCAGCCCCAGTCCGAGAGGGCTATTCGAGACAGCCCCGGTCAGCAGGTAGCGATTCGGCAGTAGGATGGCGTGATCATTCACTGGTGCGCCGAACTCAATCGGAAAGCGCGTGAGCTGGATCGACTTGTTGGTCTTGCCCTCAAGCTTGGCGTCGAATTCCAGCGGGCCAATCTTTGGCAGATTCTTGGCGAAAATGCTCATCAGGCTCATTTTTCTGGGCTCCTGAAGTCCTGCATGGTCTTCTCCGTCAAGCCGCTCATTTGTTCGTTGATGATCTGCTTGACCTTCCCGACGTCAGCGCCGTGTATGTGGAACTGGCGATTGTCGGTGTAGCCAGCCGCCGCCTGTCCGCGCCTGTCCGCTTCGCCTTCCTTGTCGGCAGGGCGTTCGTATTCGCGGGAGACGATCGAAGCTGCGTCGTATGCGCTGGTAGCCGTACGCAGCTTGCCGCCGGCTGCCTTCTCGTTGCCGCGGGTCAGTTCGTGGTTGATGAACTCAAGCTGCTCGGCACCGGTTGACTTGCGGATGTCCTTGCCGTACTGCTTGGCGAATTCGGCTTGCCGGTCTGGATGCCACTGTGCCAAGCCATAAGCCTGGCCGCCGTCACCCTCTGCATTTGCCTTGAATCCGCTTTCCTGATCCAGGTTGGCCGCAACGCCTTCTGCCTGTTCGCGGGTCCAGCCTTTCGCCATGAAGAAGTCGACCGTCGCGCCTACTGCATCGCCTCCGCCTTTCTTCAGGCGGTTGTTCAGCAGTTCGGTGTCTTCGCCTGCGTTCAGGCCGCTCGAGTAGAGCAGGGCTGCCGCGCTACCGCCGGCAACCGCCAGCATGGATGCACCGCCAGCGGCAGCCGCTCCGGCTCCAGCACCAGCAGCACCGCCCAGGCCGACCATGGCCCGAAGTGCCGCAAGGCCCTTGAGCGCAGCACTGCCGCCCAGCAATGCCATGGCAATGGCCACCAGCTCAATGTTGTCGGCCAGTTCGCCGAAGAACTCCTTCAGCCCTGAATCGACCAATTCCTTGTTGCCGCGGTAGAAGGCGACGAAATCCTCGGCCAGGTCGGCAAAGGCCGGAGCCAGTTCGCCTGCGATGGTGTTGCCGATGTCGGTGAAGACCAGGTCGAGCTCGCTGGTCGCCTTGGTCAGGCGGGCGGCGTCTTCAATCTGCTTCTGAGTCATCACGGCCAGCTTGCCGCGCGAGTCCAGCTGCTTCTCTACCTCTTCACGACCTCGCATCAGGAGGCGCACGGTAGAGTCATCCAGGCCGAGCGCATTGCCTGCCAGTCGCTGATTGAGTTCGCTCATGTGCTCGAACTCGCCGGCGATATTTGCAAAAGCCTCAGCCGTGTCCTGCGCCCCGATAATCACATCCGGGTTGACCCCGAGCTTGGCCACGTCGCCCATCCAGCCGACATTTCCGGTGATAGGGGAGGCCATTAGGTCCTGCATCTTAAGCATGGCCGCGAGGGCGTCCTGCGCGTTTCCGCCCTGAGCTGTCAGCGCCTGGCCGAGCGCCTGCACCTTTTGCGTGCTCATCCCGGTCAGTTTGTTGAAGTTGTTCAGTTCGGTGCCGGCGTTTTTGAAGTCGCCAACCATCTTGTCGATCGCCAGCTTGCTCGCCAGGACCGCGCCGAGCTGCAAGGCTGATTTGGTCAGGCCGCCGAATGCTGCGTCGGCCGCGTCGAAGGACTTGGTATCAACCTTCATGCCCAGGGCAATCAAGAAGCTTTCGAGCACTTTCAAATTCCAGCTCCTTGAAAAGCAAAAAGCCCCGCGAGTGCAGGGCTAGTCTGGGTTGTTGGCCTTGGCCAAGTGGCGGGCGTAGATCATTTCATCCATGACCAAGTTCGCCCGCTTGACCCAGCCGAGCGAATAGGTGCCGTCCTGCAGGTCTTTGTAGGTGCAGAGTGGCGGGCACAGGCCGGGTATTCCGGTACATGGCCGCCACAGCTCCCAGTCGACCGCCGGGTTTAGGCGCTCTCCTGACTCGAATCCGGCGCCTCGGCTGAAGCGGTAGATTTCTGGAAGAGGGTCAGGAGCCCGGAAAAATCCTCGAAGACAATCCCGAGGGCCAACACCACTATGGTGAAGTAGGTCTTCAGGCGACCGGAGAAGTCTTCCATGGTCGCCGGGGCGGTCGAACCTTCCTTGAACAGCTTGCCCAGCATGGAGTCACAGACGAAGTTGAAATCGTCCTCGGGCATGCGGGCGAGCATGGTGCCGACGATGCCGCCGGCGACCATGAAGGCCGACGCAGCTCCGACCTCAGCCAGTGCCAGGCCGCGGATCATGGGCTCGACGCCATACTTTCCCAGCCGGAACAGCACAGCGCGCTGCTTCTCGGCACTCGGCATGGCGAAGCGATAGGTCACACCCTCATGATCGATCGAGCGGATGTGCGATTCAGCCTGATTCATACGATCACGCCCTTGTTGAATTCCATCACGAAGGTGGCGTCATTCATGCCGGGGCCGCCGCGGGCCATCGACTTGCCGCGAGTGATGACGCCCTCGGAGAACACCGCGCCTTCAAGGCCGGCGATCGAAGCGTAGGATCCGGACATTTCGGTCTTTGCCAGGATCATCGCCTGCATTGTCAGCGCCTGAGGACTGCCCGGCATCAGGTTTACCGTCACTCGAAGGCCGGGATTCTTGCGGTGAAAGCGCACAGCGTTGCCGCCCAGGCCGCGACTCAGGCTGGCCTGATCGTCGATAACTTCGACGGTGAAGGGAGGGTCAGTGCGACCCCAGTCATCCAGCACGCCGGGACCGGTGATGACCATGATGGTGTTTTCTACGGAAAGATCTGTAAGTGCCATGTTCTAGCGCCCCTTATTCTACGTTGGCTGTCAGGTCGACGGCATGGATAGCGCCGGCACGGAAGATGCGCATCCGGATCGGAGCCGAGTCGCGAGCGGCACGCTCAGCATCAGAGATCAGAAGGATTTCTTCGGCTTTGGTCAGCATTTCGTAGCCGCGGCTCAATTTCTCTTCGCCGGTCTCGTCGTCAGTGAACAGGCGCTCACCCAGGTAACCGTTGTCGATGAATTTCTCGCCAGTCTGGCAGCCGGCATTGATCAGTACTTGCTGGCCCGGCGGGGTCTGTCGCAGCTTTGTCGGAACCTTGGTCAGGGCGTTGTACAGAGACACTCGCTCGAAGTTGACGAAGGCGTCCAGGTTGAACACGTCGTCGATGTACTCGCCGTAGGACGACGTCGTCTTCGAGTTGATGATCCGACCCATGTCCTTCTCGCCGCCGGTCTCAACCACGGTATAGAAGATTGCGCCTTTCGCTTTCATGGCGCCGTATGCGGTAGGGGTCAGGCTTTCTGCATCGATGCCTGGCAGCTTCTTGAATTCGCCAGTGATGGTCGAGTTCGCAGCATTGAAGTTGACGCGACTGAACACGGCGGCCAGCTCAAAGCCAGCATAAAGCTCGG